AACATGATCGGAAGCTGGCGGGCCGCGCCATAGCCAGCGCCGAAGGCTTCGCTCCAGCCTTCCATCTTGGCGACGCCACGTTGCTGGATGCCGAACTGAACCAAGCGAAGAGCCATCTCCTCGGTGCGGGCGAGATCGGTCATGCAATAGACAGCAAGCCGGTTGGCATAGCCCGCCATGTCAGACGGGTACCAGCTCATGACATCCGACTGCTGCACACCTGACAGGGCGTGATTGTCGCCGCCCTGGAACACCAGCCACTTGTGGCAAGCAGTATGCTTGGAATCATCCAGCTTGATGCCGCCATTCGGACCTTCGGTGATCGACACATCGTTGAAGGTCGTCGCATAGCGTGGCAGCAGGTCGAGATTAACATCCGCCACAGTGAAAATCGGCTTCTCAATGCCACACACCGCCGGGATGAAGGTCTCAGGGCTTTCCGGCAGATCATCAACCACCGTGAAGATCTGGTATTCGGAGATTCCCAGTGGGTTGCCGCCGCCGCCCTCTGCCAAGAGGAACGCTAGATCCTCGTCAGGGTGGCGCGAGATCGAACACAGCAGACTGTCGCCGGGGCTAAGCACGGTGCCGATCTCGTAATCGTCATCCGTGTTGTAGCTGGTGAAGCGTCCATCCATGGACTGCTGCAAATAGTGGCTGGGATTGACCATGGCCCCGTGACGACGCAACGCATCTTCCCCGGTTGGGGGAGGGTCGATGGCTGCGACCGTCACAGGACCCTTGATGAAATGATTGCCTTGGAAGTTCTCCAGGAACTCAGCCGGGTCCTTGAAGGTCAAGGTGACATTGCCCTGCTTGATGGAAGTCACGCCCTCGTCACAAGGCTTGCCCGGCTTGTCGACCTTCTTGGTGGCTGAGACCGTTACGAAGACCATCACGAAAACCCGCTGATCTTCCGCAACAGCGGCGTTGAGCCCATCTTGATCTTGGTGACGTTGGCGTTGGCGGTCATCACGCCCATGGTATATTTGTTCTCCCACACCGCAATGCGCTCATCCTCGACCATGTAGGGCGCGGCCTCCAGCGAGGCTGCGTAAAGCAACAGATCAGGATGATGCAGCGTGAAAGTGTTGGAGTTTACGGTCTCGCTTAAAACCGGGACCTTCTCGTAATAGTGAATGTCAACGGTCTGATCGATGCCCGGCCACGGCCAGATGTAGAGCTTGCCGGCGTCGATATTATACATCTCAGGGGTATAGCAGGTGTTTACCCAGTCCTGCTGCTTGGCGACATACTCATTGAGCGCCGCGACATCGAGCGGACCGACGCCCTGCACCGATACCAGGCGGATCTTGCCGAAGTCCGGGATGGTCATCGCCAGATCGATCGGCTGCTCGTGGTCAGGTGCGAGAATGGTGCGATGGAACAGCTTCTCCATCGGATAGCTCATCAGGTCCGTGTTGAGACGGACATGCGCCAGGTCTAGGAAGTTGCCGATCTGGGCGTCGCTATAGTCGTCGGCGCCGATCCAGTTTCGGACATACGCCGTCCATCCAGACGTGGTGGTCGGAAAAGCCATTTCTCATTCCCATCAACACTAGAATGGCCCTGCCAATTGGCGTCGCGCCGGTAGCACTACTTCGCGGGATATTTCGGTCCCTTGTTGCCGTCCTTGCTGGATGCAGCAGGAAAGATCGGCTTGCCTTTGCCTTTCGGCTTACCCTTAGCCATCACAACCTCTCTACAGTCCTAAACATATAATGCTCTTGCAGAATGCTGCGGATAAGCCACTGAGCCTCTGGGCTGCCGTCAAAAGCATTGATCCCTGTTTCATTCATACGTTTCTCAAGAAAGATCAACGGTATCGAACCAATACGCCGCGTATTCCGGGAAGCACTATAGCCGTTGTTGCCGGATGTGCGATCCGCATGATTCTCAGCGAGAAGGGGCTCCACGTCCTGCTCATGGTGGATGATCAGCCCCCGCTCGTGATCCCACACCGCGCGGGAGGTGCGAGGTGCGAGGATGTCGTCACTTCTTAGGCTGCGGGGCATCGTAGGACTTGGCCGCAGTCGGATTCACGTTCCGGGTCTTGGCCGCCTTCTCCGCTGCCGCATCCGCCTGCCTTTCCTTCAAAGCCTCTTCCCAAGGCTTCTCCGGGGTCTGGTCAGGCTTGTCGACCACCTTGGCATCGCCATTGGTGACCAGATGCTTGGCCCAGGCCGGGTCCTCGGACCCGTCCAGGATGAAGCCCTTGCCGAGATGCACACCGCGATAGCCGAAGTCACGGGTCAACTCGATATAAAGGCTGCCACTGTCTTTCTTCACGTCTGCCATGTCAGCTCCTTACGAACCGGTTGAAGTCAGGTTCATGACGCCGGAATGAGCCTTCTCGTTACCCACCTCGAGTGCGTATTCAGACTGGATGAGGATCGATTCGGCATGGCCGGTACGCGCCAAGGGCACCTGCCGGGTCTCCATGAGCGTGGCCAAAGCCACGTATTCAGGATCAACCAAATAGATCGAATTGGCGTGCATGAAACGATCGGGAACGATCTGCACCTGGCCGAAGTCCGACTCATAGACATCGATAGCCGCGACCAGCTTCTTGTCGTCAGCGCTCTTGTAGCGGGTGGCGTTGGCGACAAAAGATGTTGAGATCTTCCGCTTATGCGCCGCAGTCACATAAGCGTATTTCGGATTACCACCAGAGTTCCACGCGTTCATCATCGCCAAATTGAAATTGGCTTCGGTGAGCGCTTCCGCCGTGCCAGCTGTAGCAGCAGCATTGGGATAACCATCACCAGTACGCGGAGAATTGGAGAGCGTCGGAGCAACTGGCGCACCCGCCGCTGCACGCACCGGGTTGGTGATCAGGAAGGCGCCGAAGCCTGCCGACACGCGTGCTGTCGAAGCCGATCCAGCGTTTGCCGCAACGTTGTCCAGCAGCATGGTTTCCTTGTCGCGCTTCAGCTCTTTCAGCTTGTAGCTAACCTGTTTGGCCATGCTCTCGGTGCCGGCCGCTTCGTCATGCTTCGGCGTCGAATCCGAGAGCAACAGCACCTTGTCGGAGATCTGAGTGAAATTCTGCCTGCGGAACGGCGTGACACCAGCATTGACCGCCGGGGCTGCTTCGCCTTCGATCACCCGGTTGGTTTCAACTGCACCCAGTTCGGTGAGCGGCCATTCGTGTAATTTATTCTTCGCTTTGACCTTCTTGAGCGAGGTCAAGAACGGCGTCTCGGTCGGTGAGATCATGTTCTCGGCGGAGGAGAGATCCTCGCGCAGAGTCGCAAACCCATAAGTCTGAATTGTACCTGCTGTAACGCCCATCGGGGCCCCCTGTTGTCTGAGGGCCTCAGCCCCCCTATCTGCGTGTGGGCGCCATGATCAGGGTCTTGGCTACGTCTTCAACCGACCCAGTCCTGCGCGCCCGGTTCAATGTATCTGCCGTCAGGCGCTTGGCCGACGAGGCAGCAGCTCCTTGCGAAGAGCCAGGGCGGAGGACAACTTTTCTGGGTGGTGGTGACTCAGAAGCATCGCCATTGCCGTTAGCTCTCTGGCGTACCTGGGATTTCTGGTATCGGTTCTGCAGCGCTTCCGCCGCAAGCGATAAGACCAGCATATGCCGGTGATCGATTACGTTCTCGACCTCGGCACGGGGTATCCCACAGTACTCTGCCGTATAGATCAGCTGGTCCATGACCACGGGGGCCGTTTTGGGGTCAGCTAGACTCGGCAGTAGAGATGCTAGGCGCTGGGCTTCATCGATAACTAACCGTTGGCGAGCTTGAGACTGCAATGCAGCCTGTTCACCTTCGATACGCTCGACTTCCTGTGCGACAAGCCTCTGTTTGTCTTGAACTTCTCTAAGCTCTTCCCGCTTGAGCAGATACTCATTAGGGTTTCGAGCCCGAAGTTCATCCCAATCTATGTTGGGCTTGGCGATAGTGTCAAGGACTTCATTCAGGCTTTTGAGTTTAGTCGCAACCTCCTGATTGGCCTGATAGAGCGCTGCCGCATTGTATTCGACGGCTTTCCGTATCTCGACCGACTTCTGAATATTCTGCTCTATGTATTTGGTACCACTGAAGTTTTGCTTCAGGTCGCGAAGCGGGACCTCCTGCTTCTGGCCGTTGACGGTGATCTCGACCAGGAGGTCGTCAACGTCGACATCACCTTCTTCGTCCTCCTCTCCCTTGGCTTTTTGCTCGTCTTCTTCCTCACCCTCCTCCTTTTCGGGGGCGTCGACATCATCAGGGGTCTCCTCGTCAGGAGCCGGCTCGTCGCCCTCGACCACCGGCTCGCGCGGGCCTTCCTCGACCTCCTCGGTCGTCATGATCGATTTAAGGACTTCCGGATCACCGGCATCCAGTTCAACTGCCTCTGCCATCACGCAGCCTCGTCTTTCTTCAGAAACAGCAATTCGTTGCTGTATT